GTATTAAATGTCAAATCCATCATCAAGAGAGCAACTAAAAGATTGGTGTCTTCGCCAACTCGGCTTTCCTGTACTTGAAATAAATGTAGATGATGAACAAGTTGAAGATGCTATAGACCTTGCTTTTCAATACTTCAGAGACTTCCATGTTGATGGAGTTGAAAGATGGTATTTTAAGCATCAAATCACAGACGAAGACATAGCAAATAGATTTATTACAGTTCCAGATAATATCATTGGTATTACCAGAGTATTTCCTTTTGGTTCTACCAATGCTACAGTCAATATGTTTGACTTGAGATACCAACTAAGACTTCATGAATTATATGATTTCACATCTACGTCATATGTCAACTATGCTTTGACTCAACAACATATCAGAACGCTTGATCTATTATTCTCTGGAGAAACACCAATTCGTTTCAACAGACATACTAATAAGTTATTCATTGATTGGGATTGGCAAACAAAGGTCGATACCAACGAATTTATTGTTGTGGAAGGATTTATTATCATCGATCCAGATGCGTATACAAAAGTGTATAATGACAGAATGTTGAAGAAACTGGCTACTGCTTATATCAAAAAGCAGTGGGGTAACAATATGAAGAAGTTCCAAGGTATGCAGCTACCTGGTGGTATTACTATGAATGGGCAACAAATTTATAACGAAGCTGTCCAAGAAATTCAAGACTTAGAGCAACTGATCAGGGCTACCCACGAAGGGCCGCCGCAGTTTATCTTGGGGTAAAACATGGCAACTTCCCATTATTTTAATTCATATTCACCCAAATATAAAACAAACGAACAAAGACTCTATGAAGATGTTATCGTAGAGTCAATAAAAATAATGGGGCACGATGTATACTATATGCCTCGTGAATCTTGGGATACTACAGATCAAATCTTCGGTGAGAACATTCAATCAAAGTTTGATCGTGCTTATCAAATGGAAATGTATATTGCTAATGTTGAGGGTTATGAGGGTGATGGCGATTTCTTCTCTAAGTTTGGTCTCGAAATTCACGAAAATACAAACATTGTTATAGCTAAGAAGACATTTGAAAGATATATTCCTTCATCGATTGCTATAAGACCACGAGAGGGCGATCTACTTTTTGTTCCTGCTATGAACAAGGTATTGGAAATCAAGTTCGTCGAAGATGAATTGCTATTCTTCACACTTGGTAGAAAATATCCATATATTTACGAATTGCGTTGTGAAAACTTCAGATATGCTAATGAAAACATGAATACAGGTATCGACGATATTGATCAGATTCCAGACAACTATGTCTTTAATCTACAGTTTAATGTTTCTGGTTCTGGTAACTATAGAATGGGTGAAACTGTATATCAAGGCAGCAATCTCACATATGCTACAGCTACAGCTAAAGTAGCTAATTGGGATCCAAATCTCAAGATTATTACAATCAATACAATCAAAGGCACATTTGCTAACAACACACCAATCAAAGGTATAGATTCAAATGTGACAATGACCATAATGTCTACCGACAAGTTTAGTGGACCAGCTTATTATGATCTGTTTGATAACAAAGTAATAGAAACGGAAGCCAATACTTACATTGACTTCTCAGAACGAAATCCGTTTGGAACACCATAATGCTATCGGATCAGCACTTTTACTATAAACTGTTGCGCAAGTATGTTATAATATTTGGAACGATATTCAATAATATAGCTCTTGTACGAACAGAAAAAGATAGTAACACAGAGATAAAGAGATGGAAAGTACCTATTGTATATGGTCCCAAAGATCATTTTGTCACTAGGCTTGAGTCTGATCCTGATCTGCTACGTGAACTTCAAAACATATTACCGAGAATGTCTTTTGAAATAACTGGTATAAACTATGATGCCAGCAGAAAACAAAATTCACTTCTCAGAATGGCTAAGGGTGATAATGCATCCCGTGTGTCTTCACAATATATGGGCGTGCCATATGATATAAACTTTGAATTGAATGTATATGCTAAAACTATTGATGATGGTAATCATATAGCCGAACAGATTATGCCATACTTCAATCCTGATTATACATTGACTATGACACCAGTTCAAGAACTTGGGTTCCTAAAAGATATACCAATCATACTCAATAATGTCACAAACAACATATCATATGAAGGCGGTTTTGACACAGTAAGATTTGTTAACTGGACATTCAACTTTACAATCAAAGGTTATTTCTTTGGTCCAATTTCAACACCCAAGATTATTCGCAAGTCTATTGCTAATATCTTCAATGATCCATCTCTTGTTATTGGTAATGTCATCAGAATAAATACTGATATTGGTAATAATGGCACATTCCAAATGCTAGATACTGTATATCAAGGTGCAAATTACGACACAGCCACAGCATATGGTAGGGTGACCGAATGGAGTGCCGGTAGCAAAAAGCTTGTTATTGGTGGTACACAAGGCAACTGGAAAGCAGGCGGACCAATCAAAGCCGTATCAACGAATGCTGCTTATACTCTTGTCAGCTTTGATGCAACACCACTCAAGTTGGCTAAGATTGTGGTTGAACCAAATCCAACGACTGCTGAACCAGGCGATGATTTTGGGTACACTACGACAATTCAAGAGTTTCCAAATATTGAGGAATGATTATGAGCAAAACAGGCGATTCGTTATCACAAGCATTAGGTATAGAAAATAAAGTTGAAATTCTTACACCAGAAGAAAAAACTGAGCTGGTGCCTGTAGATTTACCAGATCAAGAATCAGATTATCAACTAAGCAGAAACACTTTTCGTGAGTTAATCAGAAAAGGTAATGTTGCTATTGATGATATGCAAGAACTTGCTAGACAAAGTGAACATCCAAGAACTTATGAAGTCTTTGCTACAATGATTAAGACAATTGCTGATGTGACCAAAGACTTATACGATCTGCAAAAGAAAACAAAAGACTTAAAAGAAATACGAGGTAAACCAGCACAACCAGAAGGTGCCATAGCGGTTGAACGTGCAGTTTTCGTAGGAACAACAGCAGATTTGCTTAGACAAGTTAAAGAGGAAAGTAAATGAAAACCTTTAAGCAGTTTATGTTAGAAACATATGATTTTCATAAACATTTGGAAAAATCAGATAAACCACCTGCATTAAATCATCCAGGAGAAATTGCCGATTTTCCTGGAGAAGCTAAAAGACAATTTGATAATTTTAAAAGAATTGGTCATCATGATTTTGGAGACGGCGAACCACCGAAATCAATACCTGGAAATTTTTGGGAAAAGCATGGTGTTGAAAAACATTGGACTGTCAAAGAAATAGAAAAAGATCCAAAGAAAGTTGCTGAACATTTAGATGTTTTACATCATCATTTCCCAGAAATTGCTAAACATTATAATATGAAACCGATGACACCAGAATCATCTGAAGAGGAAACAGGATATGAAAGTCCTCATAAATGAAAACCTTTAAGCTGTTTCTCAATAAACGAGTACTTACTGTCTCTGCATTGGCTAAGAAGCATGATGTAGATAAAGATTATATTGAGAAACAGCTTCAGAAAGGTATCAAAGTAGAACATGAACATACGACAAAATTGGCAGTTGCTCGTAGAATAGCATTAGCCCATCTCGGAGAAGATCCTGACTACTACAAGAAACTTAAAAAGATTGAAAAAAAGAAATGAAGACATTTAAGCAGTTTATCAAAGAAGAAGATTATAGGGGTCAACATGAATCACCAGATAAATCATCAGGCGCACCAGGTCATGATGTAACTGCTAATGGCATATATCCAAAAGATGTTTATTCACATGACGGTTTTAGACAATATGGTGATCAAGGCAATGATTATGATCATGAAGCATTCAATAAAATGCAAAGAATGAAAGATAAACCTGATGAAAAAGTTTGGATTCACAGAGCAGTTCCAAAATCTGTACATAAAGAAGCATTGAAAACAGAAACACCACTGAGACATATGATACGCCCTGGTGATTGGGTAACTACATCAAAAGAATATGCCAGAGAACATGGTGAAAGTCATCTAAAAGGTGATTATCATATAGCATCTATGAGAGTTCCAGCAAAACATATATTCACAGATGGCAATTCACATCTTGAGTGGGGGTATCATCCAGAAAAATAATGGCCAACTTCGGATACCATAATAATCCAAATCTACCTAGAGCAGACTATAAGCATAACTTTACTCAAGCAGAAATAGACGAGTTCAAAAAGTGCGCTAGAGATCCTATTTATTTTGCTGTAACCTATATCAAAATCGTAAATGTCGATAAAGGTCTTATGCAATTTGAAATGTGGGATTTTCAGAAAGATATGCTTAGAACTTTTCATGAAAATCGTTTCTCTATTTGTAAACTTCCACGACAGGTTGGTAAGACAACAACATCTGTAGCATATCTTCTTCATTATATTCTATTCAATGAAAATGTCAATGTAGCCATTCTAGCTAACAAATCACCAACAGCTCGTGAAATCATGAGTAGACTTCAGCTTGCGTTTGAATATCTACCATTCTTTCTTAAGCAAGGTGTTATTGAATGGAACAAAGGGTCTATTCATCTTGCTAATGGTTCAAAAGCAGTTGCTGACTCAACATCTGGTTCATCCGTTCGTGGTAGATCATTCAATGTCATCTTTCTCGACGAGTTTGCATTCGTTCCTAATAACATTGCTGAAGCATTCTTTATGTCCACCTATCCTACAATTTCTTCTGGTAACACAACCAAAGTTATTATCGTTTCTACACCAAACGGATTGAACCTATTCTATAAGATGTGGACAGAAGCAGTTGAAAAGAAAAGTCTGTATATTCCAATTGAAATTCATTGGTCAATGGTACCAGGAAGAGACGAAGCTTGGAAAGAATTAACTATTCGTAATACTTCACCTGACCAGTTCCGTCAAGAGTTCGAGTGTGAATTTATTGGTTCAACAAACACACTCATCCATCCTTTGAAACTCAGATCATTAGTATGGCATAATGCGATTCGTAAAGATATGAACGATAGTTTCCATATCTATAAAGAACCAGAACCCAATCACACATATGTTATGACCGTAGATGTGGCTGAAGGTCTAAATCAAGACTATTCTACATTTTCAATTATTGATGTGACATTTTTTCCATACAGACAGATAGCCAAATACAGAAACAATAAAATACAGCCATTGATATTCCCTACGCTGATCCTACAAGCGGCTAGATTATATAATGATGCCTTTGTCTTAGTAGAAATTAATTCTATCGGTCTTCAAGTAGCAGATATTCTTCATCATGAATTAGCCTATGAAAATCTTATTAAGATCGAGTTAAAAGGTAAACAAGGACAACAACACACACCTGGATTCAAGAAAAAGATAGCTTATGGTCTCAAAACATCAAAACAGACAAAAGCTATTGGTTGTGCCAATCTTAAGACGTTAATTGAGTCTGATAAGCTGATTTTGACAGATTATGACACAATCCAAGAATTAATGACCTTTTCAGCAGATAAACAAACTTTCAAAGCTGAAGAAGGTAATAACGACGATTTAGCAATGACTCTTGTTCATTTTGGCTGGTTGACTGGTCAAAGATATTTCAAGGAAAACATTAATAATGACATTCGTAGTGCTCTCCAAAAAGAGCAACTGAACATAATGGACCAAGATATTGTACCATTTGGTATTATAGACGATGGATTAGATGATCCGTTCGATAAAGAAGAGGAAATGCGAGATATCAAAGAGAGATGGGTGAACGGGCGTTCAAATAGATATGTCTTTGATAATTTGGAATGGGATATTCTATCAAATAAACATAAATTGTAAAAAACATCAAAATTCTAAATACAAAGAAGAGTAAATAATTATCCTAAAAAGGAGAATAAAAAATGCCATTTCAGCTTTCACCAGGCGTAAATGTTTCTGAAATTGACTTGACAACTATTGTGCCAGCAGTTGGTACAACGGAAGGCGCTTTTGCTGGTCCTTTCGCTTGGGGACCAATGAACACAGTACAAAGTATTGGTAATGAAGTAGAACTTGCTACTATTTTTGGAAAACCAGACGCTAATACGTATACATCATTTTTCAGTTGCGCCAACTTCCTGGCATATGCTAGAAATCTCCGTGTTGTCCGTGCTGCCTCAAATACCGCCGCTAAGAATGCTGTGGCTAATGGTGCATCGGGTCTCCTGATTCAAAACAGAGATGATTATGAATTAAATTATCATGACCTTTCAGCAGAAAATTCTTATGGTATGTTTGCTGCAAGATATCCTGGATCACTTGGCAATACACTAAAGGTTTCTCTATGGGCATCTCCTAATTCTACAGCATATTCTACATGGACATATCATAAAGAATTTAATGGGGTACCAAGCACATCTGCTTATGTATCAAATGTAAATGGTGCTAATGACGAAATGCACATTATCGTTGTAGACGAAGATGGTAAATTCTCAGGTGTAGCAAATACAGTCCTTGAAAAGTTCCCATATGTCTCTAAAGCTTCAGATGCTAGAAATGATGACGGTTCTTCAAATTATTATGTAAATGTAATCAACGGCAAATCAAGATATATCTATATCATCAATTCAGCCCTTGATTCGACTGGTGTCGATAATACTTCTACATGGGGCACATCAGCAGCAAACACTTCTTATGCGCAAGGACTAAACGAATATACAGCATCTCTGAAAAATGGTGCAGACGGTCTTCCATCAAATGCAGATATCATTCGTGGATATGATGAATTTGCTAATCCAGAAGCTATCGATGTTTCTCTTATCATCACCGGTGCGGCAAATACAACAGTTTCAAAATATATTGTTGATGATATTGCCGAATCAAGAAGAGATTGCGTGGCATTCATTTCACCACAATTTAATGACGTTATCGATAACTATGGCAACGAAGTAACAGATATTGTTTCGACAAGAAATGAATTTAATTCATCTTCATATGCTGTTATGGATGGTAACTGGAAGT